TAATATTTCTAATACCTGTTACATCTAAATTAGCATCTACAGTTAGGGCTTTTGATGCTTCTGCTGTACCAAGTGTTGCTACATCTACATAGTTAAGTTCTGTAGTATTTGCCGTAACACCATCAAGTAAATTTAATTCTGTATGTGTTGCTGTCATTGCCCCTGTTATATTGGGGAATGTATTTTTAACTGTTGATTTAATTAATCTTAAATGGTCATCACCTTGAGCAACAGAATCAGTTGCCCCTGGATTTGAGGTATTAAGACTATCTATATATGTTCCTGTTTCTAATCCCATTATTCTAGTTCCTCTGCTGTTGGTTGTGTTTCAGTTGGGTGATTCCATGATTCAATGTATGCACCATTACCATCATCTCTTAATATAATTGTTCCATCTATATTAAAATCATCTTTAGTTAGGTTTGGTCTGAGTTCCAATATTTTTTGTGCTAACGACATGATATCTCCTATGTAATAAGTTTAAACATTGACCACATTGATTGATTAGTAAATTGTAATGTACCTGATGTTATATTAGAAAATCCATAAATTTCAAGTTCATCACCTGCAGTTAAGTCAATTATTCTTGAAAAACTAGGAGAAAATTTCATAAGATAATTACCTGAAAAATCATTAACAACTAATGGAGTTCCAGCTACACCGTTTTTATAAAGTCTTATGTAACAATTTTGCATAGTTGTTGCTACACTTGATTGAATATTTAAATGCACTTCTATTTGATAAATACCATCTTGACCTGATGGTACTACAAATTTATAATTTGTATTGTCAAATCCTGAACTAGTAGATTCAGACATTATTGTGTCAAATTGTGCTTTAGTATAAGCAGCATCGGTTGCACTATGAGTTGTGCCAATTCTTGCAACAAAATATGGAGTATTATTTCCACCTACAGTTATCTCTCCTGAATTTGCAGGTAAAGTAAGAGTATTTGTACCTGCTACAGCAGGTGCTGATATTGTTATTTCACCTGAAGTATCACCAGTTAGTTTTATACTTGCCATTAATCTGCTTCCTCTATTGTGTTACCCTCGGCAACCCATTCTTGAATTGCTTGGTAGTGTGTGTTTGCTGTGTCTAGTGGAACGAGATATGTTTTGCCATTTATAACTGCTGTTATGCAGATATTATCTCCCTCAAATGCTTGATATTGTGCTGATGTAACTTCCATTATAACTCCGAATCAAATGCTATTTTAGCACTTGCATTATATGTATATACCGAACCACCATCTCCTTGTGTTCCTGATATTTCCGAATTGTTATCTAATTGTACTCCATTAACACTTGGTCTTTGTAGTTGTGTAAATGAACTAAACAAATCGTGATTGTTGCTTCGGCTAAATCTAAAATATGATGTGCCTGTATCTTGGTCTAAAGATGGAGCTGACCTCATTGTAGTTGGAAAATGAACAGAGCAAGTCAATAAACTAGAACTAAAGTTTGCTCCTGCACCTATAGTTTTATTTAATCCCTCTGCATGAACATAATAATACCTTTGACATCTTCTTAGACTTGTACCTCTATCTTCAAACTGAAAGTCAGGTATGCTGTTAGCATCAAATGTTCCTACTTCTAGTTGAACACCTGTTATATAAAATGTAGCACTATTTGTCGCAATCCATTGAGCAGAACCACTTGTTCTAGTAAAATTTCCTGCTGACCAAGCATTTGCTGATGTTTCATAATTTGAGCCACTACCTAAGTCAAATGAAATATTGATTCCAATGGTATTATCTGTTGTCCATGTTCCTGATGTGTCTCCTGCTACTGTAATAGTTTTCTTTTCCCAAGTGTCTGCTGAACTAATAGAATATGTAGCAACATAAGAACGATTAAATGCATTATTGTTAAACCCAACTCCAAATGTTCCTGTTACAGAAGAACGAACCCAAAATGATAATGTAATAGTTTTTGCACTTGATGTTCCAAATTGTAAAAAACTTGTATTGTTAGCTTCAACCTTATGAAACAAACTATAAATATCTGCTGATGCAATAGAAGAATCTGCTGTAGTTACAGTAAGTTTTTGGCTATATGTAAACCCTTGTCCTGTTGGAACAGTTGTATTTCGTTGAGCTGTAAATACACCACCACCAGAGCAGTTGAATCCAAATCGGTCTAAAACATATCCATAAGAAGAAACACTTACACTAGAGCCACTATTTCTTTGGTCTATAGCCATATCACCATTTATAATCAATGGAGTAGCAGTCTTTCTATCTAAAGCTACTGTGTTATCTGATACTGTACCATGTAAAGTGAGTGCCATTAATTATTCTCCTTATATGTCATCGTTGGCTAAAAAGTTAGAATAAGAATCTTTTATTTCTTGTGTCCAATTTTCATTACAAACTTGTTGTATTTGTAAATCTTCAGATGATATGTCTCTGTTTGGCATTAAAACATATCTAAAGCTTGTTCTTGATTGTTCAACATTATCAACCAGTTTTATAATAATTTTTTTTACATGAACTGCTTTGTAAATACCTTTTACACTTATATCATCTATTATTGTTTGAGTTGTTTCCATTTATAACCTCTACTCCTCTGTTGTGTAAGTACATGAAAAATTAAAATAACAATCGCTTTTGATATTAGTAACACCATCTACTGCCGAAGAAGAACCTGCACTATTATCGTAAGAAAAAAATGACAAGTAATCTTGACCTGAAGATATAGTAACCATTAGATAAGCATCAGATGCTATTGAATCTATCCCTGCAAATGCACAAATAGAAGCTACTGCTCTCTGTTCACCATAAGGTGCTGCTAAACTAGGAGTAGAAAATGGTAAGCCACCCATTCTGAATTCGTAACCACTTGTAAAGCTGCCTAAACTAGTTAACCTAAAAGCACCTCTAACATTTACTATATTTCCAATTTTAGTATATGAGCCACCATGAAAGGTGTTATTAAATGTAGCATCTGTAATTGTATTTTGTGTTGCTCCTGACCTTTCAATTAAAGTAGGTGTAAATGTACCCTCCTCGTAATCAGTTAATAAATTTGCTGACCCTGTGCCACCAAGATAAATTCCAGTAGGAGTAATGTTTCCACTCGAATCCATCGACATTTTAGTAACACCATTAGATTGAAAATCTATAGCACCACTTGTATCTGATTCTAATTTTAATCCATTAGTTGTATCGGCATTAACCTTACATGTCATAGTATTACCCACCTTTGTCCACTAGGAACTGTTACTGTTACACCACTTGCTATTGTCATTGGTCCAACTGAAAATCCATTCTTACCTGATGTTATTGTATAGTCAGATGTTATATCATCTGCGTTTTCATAGATAGCACCACCTGCTGATGCTCCTCCACCACCACCGATATCACCCCAAGCACTACCATCGTAGCCCTCAAATGATGTTGTTGTTGTGTTAAACCTAAACATACCTGAACTAGGTGAACCATCTCGTTGTGCTGTTGTTCCTTTGTTTAGTTTTAGTGAAGCTGTATTTGCTGATAAATCTATTGTATTTGTTTGTGTGTCTAAATCACCACCTAACTGAGGTGTGGTGTCTTCTACAACATGTTCTAGTTCATTACCAGTTGCTTGAGTTATCGAAGTAAAACTTAATGTTCCTGCTCCATTTGTTTTTAAAAACTGATCAGCACTTCCATCGCTTGTAGGGAAAGAATAACCACCTACTTCAAGACCTGTTCCATTTATTAATTTAAAATCTGTACTTGTAAGTCTTGCACCGATGTTATTAGAACCTGCTTTTTTTAATGCAAACTCTATTAGACCGTCTTCTGTAGTATCTGTAACATCTGAAGTCTTACCTGTAATTTTTGCATAAACAACTTCTTGGTCTGCATCATTTTCGCCTTTAAATTTAATTTGACCAAGATAATCACCATCAGCAGGAGACGCACTATTTCTTTTTAGAGAAATAACAGGAGCTGCTATACTAGAATCTTCTGTCGTTGTTATTGCGAGACTATCACCTGTTGTTGTATTAGTTAAAGATAAAGTACCTGTTGTATCAATATTACCTGTGCCAGTAATATTACTAGAGTTTAAGTCTAAATTACCACCAAGTTGAGGAGTTGTATCTTCTACAACATTAGCTAACTTTGCATCTAATGCTGTTTGTAATCCATCGACATTAGATATGATATGGTTGTGAGAATCATCTGCAACTGTAACTGTAATAGCTGTTGTGCCACTACCACTAGCATCCCCACTTAATGTTATGGTTTGGTTTCCAGTTAAATAAGCTGAATCATTTGTCCATTGACTAATGTTACCTGATTTGTTGGTTAGTGTTTGTGTGCCTGATAAAGTTGCAACAGTTGAATCAATCGCAAAAGTAACTGCATTACCTAAACCACTTGTATCTATACCTGTACCACCAGTAAAGGTTAGTGTTTCAGAATCTAGATCAATAGATAATGCACCACCTGTATCTGCCTGGAAGTCTAAGTCTTGTGCTGTAACTTGTGAATCAACATAAGTCTTAATTGCTTTTGCTGATGCTAGTGTATCATCAGATGCAGAAACACTTGATATATCTGTATCAAGAACACCTGATGCTAAATCTGCTACCTCAACATTAGAAAGACTATTGCCTGTTCCATTAGCATCAAATGTCTTATTAGTTAGTGTGTCTGAAGAAGATGCTGTAATCTTTGTGTCTATCTGCGTTTGTATTGCAGAAGAAACACCATTTAAATATCCAAATTCTGTATTAGAAACTGTGCCATCATGTATTTTACTTGCATCTATTGCTGCACTTGCATTGACATCGGCATTGATAATAACACCACTACCTATTGCTGCTGTACCTGTTACATTACCTGTGCCATCAAAAGATGCTGAAGTCCAAGTAACATCACCTGTCATACCTATTGAACGACCTGTAGCTAAAGCTGTAGCTGTATCTGCGTTACCTGTAACTGATCCTGTAACATTACCTGTTACATTACCTATAAACGTTGTACCTGTAACTGTGCCAGTTGTAGTAATAGATGGCATGTTTGCAGCAATGTTTGTTAATGTAACTTTAAAGTTATCCCCATCATAAGCTGTAGCAAATATAGATGCACTATTAGGGGTGGTAACTTCTGTTAATTCTGAAAATTTCTTATTTGCCATTTATGTCCATGTGGTTGCTGTTGTTGATTGTACTGTCCAATCATCAACTGTTATTACTGGTATGTTTTCTTGCTGCAAAGTATTGTTATCTTCTGTTGCTAAAAAAAACAAATCATCTTCTGTTTTAAATAAAAATGTACCTGCTAAATCCCAATTTGTGCTAGTTGTGGATTGTTCTGCCCAAACTGTCATTAATATAATCCGTAATCAATTCTTGTTGTTGGTGCTACACCTGAGTGTCTATCTCTTTCATTAGAACTTATTATATCTTGTTTTGCTCTATCATAAAGACTAGACCATGTTTGTAATCTTTTGTCGTTTTGTAAATAAGGTTCTGCTTCAACCAATGCTCCATAAAGATAAGCATCAGGATGGTTAGTTAGCATTTCATTAGTAGGTGCTGAATCTGATAATGCGGCAAAGTGTTTAAAATATAATATTTCTATTTCGTATACACTATCAGGTAGTGGTCTTAGCTGTATATCATTACCAATGATACTGTATGCTTTAGGTTTGCCTTTATTGCTTCCTGCATAAATTCTGTCCATTTGTTCAGGTGTTAAATATTCTAAAGGTGTTTTAGGGTCAGTATTTAGTTGTATATTACGCATAGCAACATAATTATCAGGCAATGTATAATACTCGGTATCAGCTATAGTATTTGCTGTAACCCTTGTTTCCATTCTTCTAAGTTTAAAATCTCTTTTATGTCTAGCTTCTGCTAGTGTAATAAAATCAGGTATTTGGTCAGTTAAATCTGTTCTATCTAACCAGTCAGCGATAGCTGATTTAAGTTCTGAGTAATTCGTTATTGCCATTATATTCGCCTATTGGTTGTCTTTAGATACCTGTAATCAGGACTGTTAATAAGTTTTTTTACTGCTTCTTTGTGGTCTTTATTAAATAAATCAACCCCAAATAGTCTTTTCCATTCATAAACTACAGTCATAGGAATACGAGCAGAGAGTCTAAACTCATCTGCTTTATGATGATCTTCGTTCTGTAATTTCTTATTAGAATCAATAAGGGGTTGTATGTTTTCGATGTGTTCTATAGCGAACTCGCCAGTAGGATTATGATAATGAAATATCTGATTTTGTCCTATCTTACGTTTCATTCACTTAACTCATCTATGTAAACATTAGCTGTGCCACTAGCAATAATTGCTGCGACCTTCATGCCACCATCAATCTTAAATACTTCAGGGTCATAAGCACCAAGTATAGTTGTACTTGCTGAAGCTGTTGGTGATGCACCAAAAGCTATATGAACTCCATCTGTATCAGATACGATTCTGACATACTCAGTATTTGCATTAGTAGCTGTAGATTGTTGTGAGCCAGTATTTACACTTCTTACGATAGTGTTTGTTACTCTCATTCTTGACATTCTTATCTCCTAATTACAAATGTTACTAATAATTTAGCTGTTCCTGTAGAACCACCATCTGTTATCATTTCAATAGTTCCGTCTTCTTCAACTGAGTTAGCTGCTGTAGGAACTGATGTATCTACATCACCTGCTGCTGAACCTGAGTGAGCAACTGTAATACCACCATTAGTAATAGCTGTGCCACCAATTTCAAAAGAAACTGCAGCATTACCACCACTAATAGCACCTTGTAGTGCAGATATAATTTTAACTACTCGTCCACCATCTGGGATAGCAACGAATGTACTAGATGCAGTAGATACGTCTTCTATCTCTGCTGTT